GTGCAGATATTTCTGAGAAAGTAGTTAGCGAGAACGGAAAACAAGTCCGTTCGCAAGAAGTTTAAAGTTGCAGACCCCTCTGCAATAAAAATAAAAAAGGACAAAACCCATAAAAGTCCAAAAGTGAACATGGTAACAAAAACAACTATGCCAAAAAACAAGGTTTTGCTGAAAAAGAACCTGAAACAGAAGCACAAAAGGAATACTATGGTCCGCTCACAGAAGATCTCCTTAAAAGGTGCAGTACCGAGTCCGATGAAGTAGCCTTTGCAATCAGAGTTATTGCCAGATAAAGAAGGAAGAAAGGACAACATTACCCCACATACGAGCAACTTAAGGAACTAGCTTATGCACGACTCGAAGATGAGAAACAAGAGTTTCACGATGGCCTCAATAAAAAACCCGTAGTTAAGAAGTAAACTTTGAGATAGAAGACGGTTTAATTTAGCGCCGTTTCTGAACGTGTCCAAACAGCTAGAGATGAACAAGAATAAAAAGAAAAGCATCAAATAAATTCTCTACGCTTGCAAATCGAGAAGTGGAAGGAAAAATGCCTATCTGATAAGGAATTAAACAAGCTTAGTTATGTCGACCAGCGCAAGTATTTCATAGTCGACTAAATGGCAAACACCTTAAACGAGACTGGGTTTGTGTTACGCAGCAAGTTATCTACCTAGATCATGAGCAATCTGCTAAAATATACAAAGTCAGGTGGCTACAGCAGCGGGGCTAATATCAAATACATTTAAGACATAGTCAGCGTTGTCAGATTTAGTAGTGGAGCTTCTAAATTAATGGCACCAAATGCACTTGCCCAGGGCATTGCTATTAAAAAACTAGACAACGTACGTAAGGGTATAATTAAATTAGGTATGGTCCCCATAGATGAATGCTGTGCTAACAAAAATTCCAGTGCTGGTGATATGCCCGGGTGTGATGCAACTTCCAACAAATAATACATGAAATCACCAGACATAGTAACCATGGTATATGCACTGTAGACTATGCTCAGAGGTGTCGCCGTACCTCAAATTACAACAGTCACAGCAAAAACAGAAGTCCTACCTTACAAAGAAAATCCAGTAGATGAAAGCATTCTAGGTGAAATGTACGATCGAGGGTTCGAAATAGGCAAGTCTACAACCTGCAAATCAAACTGTAGAACCATTTGTGCATCTGGTATGTGTAGTCGTGGAGCCAATTCTATGATCTATGGTACGTATGTGAAGGCCGTTTCAAGCCGCAACAAGCTTTACCCTGATGACAGGAAGTCCTTAACTATAACAGGTAATGGAACAGCAGGATTCGCAAGATAGGCCGCAGAAATGATACTTGAGTCTCACAGAACAGGCAAACCACTCTATAGTTTGTGCTATGACGTTGTATCTTTTGACGGTAGTGTCCAAACAGGCGAAAGAAGCGCTGTTCTTGAAGTACTTAAAGACTGTTATTCTGAATTTCTGCATGATGGTTTAGAAGCAGCCTGCAAGTCCGATATGTACTAGCGCTTGAACCTCGGCAACACTATCTTCGACATGATGGGCCAACGCGGCTCCGGAGAAGCAGGCACTGGCCCCCAGAACACTCTTATACACGAACTTATCTGGTTCCAAGCAGCCCACAATATGAGTGTCGCGTCTGATATACCTATTGAACAAATCCTAACTGAAATCTTAGCAAAGATTGAAGGAGATGATCACGCAGCTGTATCTTGGAATAGACCCCTCCAAGAAGATTACCTTGTCCATATTGACAAAGTCTTTGCTAGTGTAGGGAAGAAAGTTGTCGGACCTGGAAAAGCGAAGGTTTGCATTTAGAGCGACTTAAACAAGATCGAATTTTGCTCCCGTAGCATGTCAGTGGTATCTGCTCTAACCTCTTAAGGAGAGTCTAAAATCTTTGTGGCACCTACCTAGTTGGGAACTGTCAATTTCACTAAGCTTAACATGGTTAGTTGTGGATCTAAGCAGAGAGGAATACAAAATGGTTACAAACACATCTAAAAATGCATTAGTTACCTATATGAACACTTTTATGACAATACAACCTCTCTTGTCACCATGGCTACCCTCGCAGCTTATGAAACTGCAGGCTAAGATATTGATGATGTTCGTATTGAAGGTGACATGGCTAGAAAGTTAGATCTACCACACAGTGCTAAGCTTAATGTTTCTGAGCATATCAAACTAGTGTCTGGCACTGAAGGGACTGAAAAGTACGAGTGTGTTGGCGGGCATCTATACGACCTTGGCGAAACCAACAAAATCAGCAGATCTGAATGGATGGAATGGCTCAGCAACTTAGTACAAAATGGAGCAATCACCTCAAAGACCCGTGAAGGCAAATATGGTAAAATGTTCTTCGCTAAGTTTCACAACGTAGTGGGTAAAGGCTTGATTCTGCAATCTAACCTTCTATCTTCTGCATCTGAGGGGTCTTTGGGTAGAATCTTCCAGTAAATTTTTACAGAGACCATTGGTAAAACATCCAAGACTTTGGGTCACAGGTCTATGGAGGATTACAGCAAGATACACACAAAGATGTGCCCTATTGACTTAAGCCACTATAGTCACCACAATACTCCTCGCGGCATAATACTCAACAAATAAGAACTATAGCAATTTCTAGATTGGCCGCCTGTTGTCCCTGTATATCCGCCCGGTGTTTTAGACAGTTACGAAGAAGAAACTTACACCCCCACCATTAAAAGCTACAAAGAGTTTGTCGTTCCGTATCCAGTTTTCAAACTTCACACATTCTATCACAGACCAGATAATGAGGTTTGGAAATACTACGATCGTGACGCTAGAGGACCACCTGCCATATGGAGACCTGC